TTTAAGGTCGTTTAGGTTGCCTTCGCTTAGTTCCGCAGTAATTGAGTACGGAAGAGCAGTCCATGCATTGGTGTTGTTACCAATCTTAAATTTCCCTGTATCTGTTTCATAACCCATTTCACCAGTGGTAAGCGTCGGGTTTGCCGAAGTCCAATTGGCTGCGGTATCTCGCCTGAGCCTGATTCTTGTTGACATATTAAGCAGCGCCTCCATCTAGAACATCTTCAACACCGTCATAGATTGCCGTAGCACTTCCACCATCAAGCGATGTTGGAATAGTCGTTACTTCATTCCATGTTGAGTTTGATCTGAAATATAGCGCATCATTAGTCGTATCTACCGCCAATGCGCCATTAGCAATTGATGTACTAGGCGCTCCTGCTGTAGTAAGCGTGACCACACCAGCAACAGCCTGAAAGACGTCATCTGTTTTGAGTGTGTCAGCGGCGCTTCGGTAAAGCGTCGTATCTCCAGAGGCTGAGCCATCACCAAAGGTAAGTTTTCCGCCAGCATCAACTTTTAGACGAGGTTCAGACTCAGCAGTTACGCCAACCTCTACAGCGAGAGATGAAACCGACGCGAATTTACGTGCTCTTATCTTATCTAAAAATGCTGGCATTAGCCTCGACCTTACCGATTATGAACCCCGCAGGGTTGTTTGAGTTAACCTACGATGACAACTCTGTACTGGTTTGATGTTGGAGCAACACTGAACAGCAATGTCAAAGTATTTTCTGTGGTTAGTTCCACATCAGTGAACACCTGAGCATATGGTGATGCTACTTCAAAGAGTTGAACTTGTAGGTCGCGAGTGTTCAGGTTGTGGGTAACAACAATTGATGTTGCGGAACCGTTACCAACGCTTGCAGACACCTTGGTTGTTGCATTAAGGTTCGCACGAGCACCAGCGGCTGTTGTTGCACCCGTACCACCGTTTGCTACTGGTACTGATGTTACGAACGAAAGGTCACCAGCACCGTTGGTTGAAAGAACTGCACCAGCAGCACCGTCAGCACCAACTGCCGAAATGATTGATGCTTCTGTCGTTCCAACAATCGTTGTGAAATCGAGGACACCAGCACCATTGGTTGTGATTGCTTGACCAGCAGTTCCTTCACCACCTGCAGCGGCAATAATTGCGGCGGCTGTAACTTGAGCGGCTGATGTGTTGGTTGTGACAATGTCGTAGTAGTCAGTACCATTGTTGGTTGTCTGCCAAGTATCGGTCGTTTCGTTCCAACGCAATACTGTGTTGGTAGATGTTCCACGCTCAATTTCAATACCAGCATTTGCTGATGGAGTCCCAACTTCACCCGAGTTAAGGGTGATGATGTTATCTTCAAGTAAGATTTGTTCTGTATTGACGGTTGTGGTTGTTCCACTTACAGTCAAGTTTCCAGAAACAGTTACATCATTGAAGGTTACGTTGCTTGATGTTCCGACTGCCTGACCGATTGAAATGGTCGGACTGCTTCCTTCTCCCGGAGTATGTGTTACGGTTACGCCGGTACCAGCAGTGACATCACTTACATAGTTTCCAGTTGTGTCAGTACCGAGTGCTACCGAGTTAGCGGCGATAGTCGTGGTGATGTTAATCGCGGCAGAACCATCAAAGTTTGCGGTACCTGTTACATCGCCCGAAAGTTCAATTGCTCGTGCTGTGGCAAGCGTGGTTGCAGTTGAGGCATTACCACTCAATGACGCAGTGATTGTTCCAGCGGCGAAGTTACCAGAACCATCACGGGCAACGATTGTGTTGTTGCCAGCAGAGGCTGTTGCGGTAGTTGCTGAGTTGGAAACCTTACCAGCGGTTGAAATCGTTCCAAGTTTGCTGTCAGCAATGGCGGCTGAAGAACTAATGTCACCATCAACGATGGTGCCATCTGCAATCATTGCTGATGTAACGGTGCCAGAAGGCAGGGTTACGGTACCAGTAAAGGTTGGTGATGCAAGAGGTGCTTTTGCATCCAACTGAGTTTGAATTGGAGAAGTTACACCGTCTACATAGTTGAGTTCTGTCGTAGTGAGGGTGGCACCATCAAGAATGTTAAGTTCTGCCGCATCGGCAGTAACACCACTGAGTGCTGATGCTTCCCAAGCAGTGCCGTTGTATACGAACAGAGCATCGGCTACGGTATCAAAGTAAATCTGACCTTTGACTGGATTCGCTGGAGCCGTAGCAAGGTTTTGAATTACGGCATTTTGTAATTCATTCTTGTTGAGATTTAAGTTATTTAAATGTTTTGCCATGGCTGTTTGCTCTTTCCGCTATGAGAGGTATGCTTTGCCTGAAAAGGCACTTGAGAAGTTTATCACGAGTTCGTTATCTGAAGAATGAACTATGTCGCCCATTACAACATTTTCTGCGCTGTCAATAATTGAGACGCCACCTGGACGATATCCAAGATTATGCGTAACTGTCCACGACGCTGAAGAACTTGCTTGCGTAAAGGTAAAAGTGGTTGCTTTGTTAACAAATGCCGAACCGTTGTAGACCAACCCTTGTCCGGCACTAGCACTAGTAATTGTCACATCATTAAAATCATTGATGGAAACATTGTTTGAATTCTTGAAATAATAAAGGGATGTCCATGCTGTTGAGCCATCACCAATTTTGAAAGAGTTTGTGTCGGTTTCAACACCAACTTCGCCAGCAAATAAGACGGGATTAGCGGCAGTCCATTGAGAGGCAGTTGACCTTCTGAGTTTGATTCTGTATGACATTGCACCATCTCTGCTGGTTGTATCCGAATACTGACCCTGCTTATTATGACACAAAAAACCCTTTTGAGAATGTGGGCAAACGGACAGGGTTCACTATGTTAGGCTTTGTTTTATGGAACCAAAAAAGAAAGCAACAGTGAAAAAGGCTGTAAAGCCTGTAAAGAAAAAAACTGCAAAAATCGTTGCTCCAGTTGTAATCGACCATCCAGATGATGACTTCTCAACAAATAGTGGAAAATTCGCATTTAGTCACTCCGTCCCCGAGGATATTGAGACGGTGCAAGAGTTGCCTGTTGTGGAGCAATTGGAAGAAGAACCGATTACGGAAGAAGTTATTGAGGTCTCCGTAGAAACTACTGCCCCAACTGGTGAAGTTCACTTTGTCGTTGCCACCCCCAACATTGAGCCAGCAAGAGGTTCAGAATCAACGGAAAATTTTGCTGATTACGGCATTTCTTTAGAATTGTCAAAATCAATTGCTGAGAAGTTTGGACTTCACCACAAGCAGGTTGACATTATTCTGAGTGGGTCGGGAGAAGAAATTGAAATAAGTTTCGCTAGGGTTTACCTGAGCGGAGAAGATGTTGCACGGCTGTCAATAGGTTTGTAATACAGCGTTACCTACTAGGAGACGTAAACCTTCCCTGAAAAAGCAGTTGAAAAACTCACTGTAAATGAATTAATATTTAAGTGCGTTATGTCGCCAACTACTATCGTTTCTGCGCTATCAATAACCGATATACCGCCAACGAAATAGCCAAGATTATGGGTAACCGTCCATACTGATGCCGCTGATGATTGATAGTGAACATACGAGCCACTAGCCGCTCCAGTTGCACCCTTGTCGCCCGCTAGGTGAATATTCCAACTAGCGAAGGTACCGCTCCCACCAAAACTGTCGCAAGTCATGGTCATGGTGGTTCCAGAGATTGTGACTATCCCCTCCATGTAGTTGTTCGGGTTGGCAGTAGATGACGCCCTTACTCTGGCACCAGTAGCAAATGCACTAGATGCCGTACTTATGGTAAAAACCCTTGTTCCAGCAGTAATACTCAAACTCGTTGTAGATGTGACGCCAGAATACCCAGCACCATCAGCACCACTTTTGGCAACTCTGACCTGAAGTAGGTTTGGTGATTCGTCATTGACGAAAACTTGATTTGCGGTATCGGTAAGGACGGAGACTATTTCAGGCATAGTTTAATCCTTTTCACTAGATAGTTCTTTTTCATCGGGTGACCTCTAGTGATAATGTCATTGTCCCTTGCAGGAGTCTGCTGACATCGCCTGTTGCTGTTTTGATAATCTCTAGGTCGTAAACTCCGCTACTAGTGAGCGAAGAGGTCATCGCGTCTGTTATGTTGATACTTAACGCATTGACGACGCCATCCCTCATGGTTATTCCATTACCGTTTACGGTAGGGCTCGTGAGCGAAAGCATCGCCGTTGGGGAGTCAATTGTTCTACGTATCTGCATTCTTGCCGTATAACCAGTCAGGTCAAATGGTTCAAATGTGGTTGGATCAAGAATATTTGGCTCCATCACGTCAATAAGACGATAGAAGGTTGTTCCCTGCTCTATGAATATGTTGTATTTACCTGCAAGCATAAATCCTCACTCAAATAGGGGGATGCGAAAGCCTCTACCCCTACAAGAATACAACAATTGTATCTTTGGGATTTGAAAGGTTATGCCTTTTTCTTGCTTTTTGCCTGTGCTTCAACAACTTTGGCAACAACTGAAAAAATCGCAGTCGTATTCTTGTCGCCAATCTTTGTTGACAAGAAAGCAAAACCAGCCAAAACTGCTGGCGTCACTACAGCGACGACCTCAGCAGAAACGCCGTATTTTGTGGCTAGGTAAGCAAGACCACCAAGTACTGCACCTTTAACTGCCTGATCACTGACATTTGCTTGGATGTTATTGTTCATTGTTTTCCTCCATGTAAGGGAATTGGTACTCGCCTGAGCGCATCATTTCTATAGCCAATTCCAACATCCCATGAGCAAGCCACGGAGTCATTGAATCAGATATAGATAGCGACAGTTCTTGTTGAGAACTAGAAGCCACTTCTGCGATAATAATAAAATTGGTTACAAGACCTTCGGGCATTGACTCTCTAATGAGTTGCTCTATTTCTTTATCCACAGAAGGTTCAGAATTTTGTTCTTCCATGAATTCCCCAATCTTAAAGTTACTTACCTATTCTACATCAAGCAGTGAGCGTGTGAGTGACAATCATTCCCAGAGGTCTTGCTGGCTCAATCAGGGCGAGAATGTTTGCTACAGAACTACCAACATCACCGACGACCGTACCGAATGTTTCCGCTTGACTCGTCGTAAAATCAATCTGATTCGTTGACTTCGTATAATTCACGATTTTTTGATTTGTTAGAGCACGCTGAATTGCGCTAATCATTGCCTGCAATGTGCCCGCATTGTGACCGTAATATCCAGTCTCAACTTGCCATCTTGCAAAGGCATCAATACCTGAAGGCAACTGCGACGAGGCGGACGCGTCAGTTCCGAGAACATTGCTCCCGTCAAGCAAACTTGACGCACTGTCAAGGGTGAAAACTTCCCAACCGACACCTTCTGTTGAAGGCTGATAAGTAACCAAGATTGGTCTACCGCGAAACTGTGCTAGCCAGAAAAGAGTATCACCGTCACAAATCTGTGGATTAATAAGGGTACTCAAGGTGTCAAGGTCATTACTTTCCTGACCTTCAGAAATATCAAGATATTCAAATTGATAAGTCTTGTCGTATATCTCGTCAGCAACAGAGCAGGCGATTTCAGTAAACCTACTCAAAACAAAAGTTGGTTGATTGGTTCCAAAATTAGCGGTATCTGACTCAAGGAAAACTTCAGGCAGTACATTCAACACCTCGGAAGCGAACCCATTCCTAAAAACCCTATACGAGGGATGGGATGTTGGGCGAGAAATATTTATTGAAGCATTTACCAAAGTGTCAAAAACAACGCGAAAGTGTAATGATACAGAATAGTTACCTGTGGTCGGGAGTTCCACAGGAACAGCCCTTAGTAGATGAAACCTATTTTGGTCTAAAGCACCCAAACTTACAACGTGGGTACCTTCAGCACCCGTAATTATGTCTTGCGCATCGGTGGACAACATATACTTCTGCGTGCCGGTGTTGTATGTGACCTTATGTAGAACTGTTTTTAAATAGATTGTGCAGTTGACGGTTGACCGAACCCAAAAGAAGGATTCAACAAAGTCGTTGATGTCTTGATTCGGTGTTACCGCATACTGCGAAGGAATGTCAGTTGCTGGAACTGCCCAATAGTTATATTTTATGTAGTGCTCGGAAGTTGAGGGAGTCAACTTTAAAGAACCAAAATCAGAATCTTGGAAAACCACAGGATCGGCACTTAAAGTTCCATCTGAAGTCCAGTAATCATCGACAGAAGCATTGAAAGCGGTATTCTCTAAGAATATCCGTTCCGATTCATCTATGTAGTTATAAATGACACCCATATTTAAGCCGAAGCCGTTGTTGTGCAGGAACCAATAGGAATAGCGCCTTTTTGTAGAACCGTAACATTCAAAGAGTCGTTAGAGGCGAAGTCGGTAGCACCATTAAGTGTTGCGTCCATCGCTGAAACATATTTAACACCCGTTACGCGTGATGCGATTGTTGTCAAATACAGTGCGCTGACTGATGTCGCAAAATCCCAACCAGCGATGGAAAGGTAAGCCTCTATCGCTTCAGATACGGCAGTACCAACATCAGTAGTTGAGTAATTTGGTTCAACTACGATAGTTGCCTCTACATCAACATTGAATGTATTCATGTCGTGCAAATAAATGTTTAGACCGGCAACCACTTTTGACTCAATATTTTCTTTGATAATCAGTTTTTGAGCAACAGAAATTGCACCGCCCTCTGAATCGCACATAGAAATAGTTACAGCACCGCCAACATTTCCCGTTGCGTAAAGCATTCCGTTAGCAAGAACTACATTTCCAACTGTAGTAACGGCAGTAGTGATGTTTGCATTTGTCTTTGCGTAACGAAATGTTGTGGTTGTCGGCACAACTGTAATTGTGTATGTTCCGTTGTAGACCGCATTAGCCATTCCTGCGACCGTAACGCTGTCACCCACAGAAAAACCATGAGTATAACGAGTCGTTAGTGTCACTACGTTAGAGGCTAGGACGGCATTGACAATATCGTTCTCTTTTGCTTGCGTCAAGTCAAAAACTTTAAAACGGCTTACCGTAGGGTAATTAATAGCAATATAGTTTGTTAACTGTGATGCTGTTGCGATAGAAGAACTCAAAGAACCAAGATAAGTTACAGCGCGGTCAAAGTATTCGGAGTCAGTTTCCGTATCTGTTCCGACACTTGCAACCGAAGTTATCGTCACGCTGAGAATGAACGGAGTACTAGAAACAACAGTCAGTTCAGTACCAACTGGAATGTCTGGATATGCAGACGCCTCAGAAGCAACGACAGCGGCGGTGCCAGTTGTTGAGCCTGAAGCAATTGTTAGGTCGGCGATTGTCTCATATAGGTATTGTGTCAGAACACCTTCAGCATCAAAAACATTATAGGAGAAAACAGTGCCAGCGGAAATTGTTGCGCCCGTATTGATTGACAAGGTGATTGATACCGTTGCTGTGGATGGTGTTGCTTCGGTGCGTGAAAAGCCCATCAATTTGAGTAGACCTTCCATTAGTCCATCAGGAAGCGCGTTTATCGTATTTATCAAACTCCCAGTTGCGTGGGCGACTGCCTCTAGGAGGGCGTTTTCGATTGTTCCAACACGAGGGGTGAACTCAGGAAGTGCTGTTTGGGCATACTGAACAGAAGCGTCATAGACTTCAGTAATTGTTTTATTATTGATAGTCAGGTCAATGTATGGGGAGAAGTTCGGTGAAGCCATTTTTATGACAACCTTTCAAATCGTATTGCCAAGTTTGTTTTACCAGTATTGTCTTTCACGGTATTTACCTCTATGACCTTTATCTCGGGGATGTGCCTTGAAACTTCCTGAACAATTCTTCCTGTCTGACGATCGTCAAAAACAGGGTCAGAAGCGCCATAAAAAGTTGAAATAGGTAAAGAATTGTTTTCAATCTGTATTGCGAACCCAATTAGTGTTGCGTAATACTCATCGGTAGTTTCATCAATTGTTTCCATTTGTGAAGAAACAGAACTGAACCGTATAGGCAAGCGAATGGTGTTCATATCTTCCCCACAATAACACCCTCGTCAAGCGAGTCATTGAGGAAAACTACAAGCACTCGTGTTCCCACGGCAGGTAGCGTCAGTGAACCCGAGTACGCACCAGACAGGTCTGTGGTTGTATTTGAGAGCGAAGCACCCGTAAGCACCGTGGTGCCTGAAACAACCGCTGACGTGGTAGTGAGTGTCTGTTTTACAGGCGTAGTAACTGGAAATGAAAACGGTTCTAGAAACTTAAAAGGACCAAGTTGAGCCGATTGATTTAATGCAGGAATCCGAACAAAACCAGTTTTCGTAGCATCTGAGGTTGCCGTAACTACACCAATGTGAATAGACGAGAATGAGGCATTGGTCATCTGTGACGAGTCGGCACGTTGCATACCGTCTAACCCGTCACCTCCTAGAGTTGCTGTCATAATATTCCTTACTAGCCAATCACTGTTGTTTCAGCGACTTTTGCGTCAATTTTCTTTTTATCTTCGGGGTTGATTTTTTCCAAAGTTGCAAACCTTATTTTTACAGGTTCTGGCAGTCCGTACTGATACTCAACAGATGTAATCAAATATGCTGACTTATCAAAACCCTTGATTCCGTAAACAACGACAGTCATGCCCGCTCTTATATTATACGCGCTACCTATGTTCTCTTCATGTCTGTCGCCAACCCAGATATTTGCGGTACCTTCCGACTCTTTGGGACTATCCATAGATCGTCTCAACTCGGGAACATCAGTAAGGAAGAAGTTGAGTTTAGTGTCATTTGGATACTTCAAAGGAATAAAATAAAGTGGACGCTTTTCAGTCTTGCCATCCGCAGTAGTAAAGGTGAATACATCGGTTTTCTCTACTCCCCAACGCCCAAGAAGCCAATTTGGGGAACCATAAAAAAGTGTCGGAACCGCCCTGCCACCAGAGGCAGGTATCGCATACATTACGAAGCAAAGATATTGTAAATCTTTTGCTGAACGAACAAGAACATCGTAAACAGATTCCCTATTCTTGTCTTGTCTAACCTTGATGGTCGTAGTTTTGATACCTTTTGGTTCTTGACCAATAAACGCTAGACCGAACTTTTTTGCGACTTTTTGCGCATATTCGTAGGCTGTAGTTGATTTGAATGCTTCAGGCTTCCTGTCCATTTTCATTCTTTGAATTGCCTCTGTGCGAAGTTCTAATTTTATTTTAAAATAATTGCCCTCACCGTTGGATATCTCATGACTGGCAATCATGTAGTTTTCTGTCAAAGTACCATCAAAAAACTCAACGATGTTCCCGACTTGAAAATAATTGTTGTTCCACATTTCAAGTCCGTCGTCAACAAGTTCAACGGTGACTTGAGATGCACCATCAACCGTGTAGTTGACGATGATTGAAGTAACACTCTGTGCTATTTGAGCACTTAAAAGAGGGGTCTGGTCATGACCAGTAATGATAATAGTCTTATCTGTAATCACTATTTATGACAGTTTCTATCCTGTATATCCGGGTTCGCCCGGACATATTTTTTTTCCAGCAATAGGATAGATACAATGCTTGCCTTGCTGTCCTTTGATATTTGCGGCGGCGGTGGTGAGCGATGCTTCAGAAGCAGTACGAGTTCTAGGAGGCGTTACTTTTTTAGGCTTGCATTTGGTTGGATTCTTTTTCCTGTAAGCCGCGCTCTCGCATTTTGGATTTGGTCTCGTAAACTTCAAAGGAGGAATCGCGGTGATATTTATCTTAGGATTTCTGTTCTCAACTAAACTGATTTGAACATTAGCGCTCGTAATCTTATTTTCCTTATTTCTACGCACAACATCAATACTCATTTCTGTTATAGAAAAAAGTAATGTACTTTGTCTTTCGGCAGACATATTTCTATACACAAAAGGCGTGTAAGTAAAAATATCGTAGTTCAGCAACTGAAAAACACGGTTACTGCTTGACGCCATGGTACGCAAAGCAAACAGTTCTCTTTCAACATCTTGAACCAACCCATCACCCGGATACGCAATCAAGGCAGTGAAATCAATCGTCATCAAGTTGTGGCTTTTGAATGCAACAATAGGGGTGGTGCCCGGTCGTGCTATCTGAACCATTTCGTCAGAAAGTTTCCCAACCTTAATTTCTCTAGGACTGTAAGGGAAAACAAAATCTCTATCTGTTTCATTACTACCAGTGGTCATTCTTAAAATAAGAGGTAAGGCACCACCTATGGTAGCGCTCATACGTTCAGCCTCTGGTGTTGGGTCTTTCATTCTTACCCAAACAGTAACTGTGTTAGCCATAATTATTTCCTAGTCACTTTCTTTCCACACCAATGGAGGCTGTAGCGCCTCGTTCTTTTGCATCGCGAAGTCCCTTGGCAACAGCAGCCTCAATTTGTTGAATAGTGCTTCTATCAAGAACAGAAGCGTTCACTGTTGTGTTCACATAACTTGGTGCTACTACTGTGGCAGGAGGGACAGCCCCTATTCCAAGAGCGCCTGCACCTGCACCCTGTAATCCCGGTTGAGCAAACACGGAAGCAGTTTCCTTGCCCGGCATTTGTTTTGGTGTGACAAACGCTGATGCTTCTTGTGCTTTTTGTAGGTTTGCAAGGAAGTATGCGCCGTTCGGACCAGTCATTGTCTCAATTGCAAGTTTGTTTAATGCAGTCGGGTCAATTTTTCCATCTGTACCCATAACGGACGCTGGCACACCAGCAGAACCGCCAAGCAGATCAGCGAGTCCTGTTTCACCTATAGAGGCTATTACATTTTTGATTACGCCAGCAGGGTCTGCACCAGCCGCCTTCAACTCTCCTCGCAAACTTGCCTTTACTTCATCAGAGAGACCACTTAAACCGCCACCTTCACCAAGTTGACTCTCCAAAGCAGTGTAAGCATTTGCCAATCCGCCAGTATCACCAAATTTAGACACGTTGAAGTTGATTAGATTTTTTAGAAAATCCTGTTGTGTCTCAAGACTCGTTTGACCACCCTTGAGTCTTAACTCAGAAGCGTCTACCAACTTGGATTGTTCTCGTGCCTGCTGTTGCTTATCAAAGTAACTCGTTGCCTCGGAAACCGCAAAAGAACCTATGTTTGACCAAGCCAATTTAATCAATCGTGCTTTTTCTTCAGCAGTTTTCCCTACGAGATTCAAAATATCTCGGAAGTTGAGCATCTTGTCTTTTAGGTCTATTCCAGCCTTTTCAGCCAGTTTATTTAAAGCCTCTGCGCCTACACCAAAAAACTTTTCTGAAATAGCGACTGTTCCCGTGTAGTTGTCAATTTGGGTATTCAGTTTTGTGAACTGTTCATTGTATTTTTCTAAAGCCTGCTGAGCATATGCAGAATCACCGCCTTCTAGAATAAGTTTCTTCTGGTCTGCCATCATCTTGTCGCGAGCCGCTAAAAGATCATCAACGTTCCCGCCCTCAAAACCTGCCTCAACCGCGTCTCCAAATTCTTCTGCTATTCCCTTGGCGGCTTTGCGTATCTCTTTTCTTTGCTTTCCCGCTTTAAAATAACCAGTGACCCCACCAATAAGTGCACCAACACCTGCGCCAACTACCGCACCAACTACCGCACCAGGTCCTGCCCATGCCGTCAACGCGGCACCAGCCGCGGCACCAGTAAGCGCACCACCAGCGGCTCCAATTCCAGCGGCACCCATTCTTGATTTCACGGAGTCGTCATTGAACTTGCTTGCGGCATAACTTCCGATTCCATATGCAGCGGCTGCTCCTGCAATTGGTGCGGCGATTGCTCCAGCACCAGCAGCCGTAGCACTAAGACCTGTCAATGCACCACCACTCACCAAACCTCCAGCGGCGGTGATGGCAGTAGTAGGGGCAGCCATCAATACAGCACCGGTTCCAATACCAGCAATACCCGCAGTTTTTAATGCTGTTCCGCCTGCGGTGTCGTACCCACCAGCCTCAGAGCCCTTACCCATGAGATAACTACCACCCATTGTCAGAGCAAGACCGGAGGCGAATCCACCAGCAGTGTATCCAGCATCACCGAGCATCTGTTTTGCTTTACCAAATTTACCAGTGCCTCTGCCTCCTCGACCGCCGCCTCCGCCGCCTCCGGATCCGCCACCGCCAAAACCCGTGGAACCGTTTACAAAAACATTGTTCGCTCTGATTGTTTTATCTTTCATGCCTTGTCCAAACATGGAGCCAAGAGTCTTAAAAAATCGTGTTGCAATAGTGAACAAAGAATACAGTGCGACTACAGAAACAAGACCGCCAGCAATCTTGCCCAAAGGTCCGAGTTTTGCAAAAGTTTTAGCAATACTAGACGCAGCACTAGCGAAAGCACCTAAACCCCTAAAGAATAATTCAACAACTTTGAGAAGCAGTGTTAGAGCAGGCAATGCAGTGATAAAAAGTTTCCTAACTTCATTACCGTATTTTCCGATAGATGTAAGTGCTTTTGCTATTCCATTCGCAAAAGATTCAATAGCAGGACCGTTACCGCTAATAGTGTTAGAAAGACTCTCCATACTTTCGGTAAAACTTTGCCCAAGCGCATTAAACAAGGGCTTAAAGAAGTAATCATTAATCATTGTTCCAGCGGCTTGAAACTGTCTCATCCAATCCTGCATAGCGTCAAAAGCGTTAGCAATACTGTTGAATGAATTACCAAAAAATTCAAACAGGTCAGGCGATGTGCCCAAATACTTAGTCATAACGACTATGAGTTTGTCTGACGCTTTCTGCACCATGTCCATGAAAGAGCCCATTTTTCCAGCGGCATCGAAATCATTAAGAACATAAGCAAGACGAGCAATCGTTGTTTGAATAATTCCCTGCAAACGGACTATCGCACCGCCTGTCTCAGAAAGGTACTCGCCACCCAAGTCGGTTAACTGACCCTTGATTGCAGAGATAGCCTGCTTGAAACGCCCCATAACCGTATTGTTCAAAGCATCTAAAGTTCCTGCATACTTTGTTGCAAAAGTTTCACCAAGTTTTCCTTCAGCCGCTGCTTTCAAAAACTCATCACTAGTTTTAACACCTAGAGCACTAGCCTCTTTCACGATTTTTTCAAAGTCAGGTCCAAGTGCTTTGGCGGCTTCAGCACCACCAGCAAGTGTGCCTTTTTTCTGTACGGCGGCTAAGAAGTCAGCGAGTTTCTTAGTATTGCCCTCTATATCGCCACCCTGACCAGCAACATAATCTGTCAGTGTTGTGAAGGCACCTACAGTTTCACCAGTAACTGGCTTTACCTTGCTTAAAGTAGTGAAAGCCGATTGAAGACCTTTGGCACCAATAATCGCCAACTGTGTATTGTCGGTAAACATTGACATTGCTTGTCCAGCGGCAACAAAACGGTCAGTTGACGACTGTGTTCCATTAGCGTATTGAGGAGAAATTTGAACAGCGGCAAATTCTTTCTGGGCAGCCAATAAAGTAGTAATAGCAACAAATGCGAGACCAACTGCGGACGCCATTGAAGACATCGCCGCCCTGTACATTTTGATGAAATATGTTCCTGCTTGAAAAGCCAAGGAAATTCCGCTCAAAGCACCAGCCAATAACGGCAAAGATATCATTGCCAGTTTGTTGACCATCTTGAGTAGCGCACCGTAGGATGCAATTGCCTTACCAGCGTCACCACGGAAGTCGAAAACTTGTCCGAAGAAACCCTCGTAACGACCTTTTTTGCCCCCTCCGCTTCCTCTTACACCGGGTGCACGAGGGTTGCGATTATTTCCGCCTCCTCCGCCGCCCCCGCCGCCTCCGCCTCCGCCTCCGCCGCGAGGTTCGCGGTCGAGTTCACGGTTGTAGCGTTTTTGTGCGTTGGTTAAGCGTTCGAGGGCTTCACGGGTAGCCTCTATCGTCGCAATATCAGAGTTGACCTCAATGTCAATTACTACGCGCTCGGCTGCCATCTATCCGTCTCCGTTTTAAGGGTTAGGGAGTATGAGCGCTCCAGCAGAAATCGACTACTTATTTCGTCGCATTTCCGCTTCCTGTTTTTCTCTATCCGTCTGTATAACTTTAGCACACGCAAGCCGAATAACCCATTCTTCATTAGTGCTATTCAGTAGTTGTATGGGATCAGTTTTGAAGAGGTCGCCAAGCCTCGCCGCAAGAACGATGCGGAAGTCGTCCGTTAACTCTCGGAAGACCTCTTCGTAGGGTCCACTGCATCAACCGTATCTCCGTAGCCAGCCGCTTCAATAATTGCAACAGCCGCGGCTTCAATGTGTGGTTCAAGACCAAAGAAAGCCAAAACACAATCAGGATGAGGACGAGTCGTGTTTGTCATTGCCATGATTTCAGGTGAAGCGAAAGTTAACTCAACACCACCTTCATCAGTAACGACAGTATCGTTCACGATGATTCCTGTTGTCGTAGCGGCAATCAGGTTTGCAGAGAACTTGAGTGTATCCATGCCTGATTTGCGCTCTTCGCCAGCGTTACGACGCCAAGCCTTTAGTTGGTTCTGCGAGATATTTGGCGAAATTCGCACTTGAACGCCGGGTCGCTCTGGAACATTGATATAAACATCAGGACGACGAACTTTGTCCTGAATAATTTTCTTCAGCGAGGCAAGAACATTGTCATTGTCGCGGATGTCTTCGTTATAGGCAGTTCGTGGAGCAATGGTCGGAGATTCCGAAATTCCACTGTCTTCTGAGTTGAAATGGATGTTTGTCATATCCGAGACACTAACACGACATCAATATCAAAAATGCAACCCCGTAAAATACGGTTCTGCAAATACAGTTATTAAGCGGTTTGAGGAGTGTTGCCCACGGAAACAGTTGAAACACTGAATGTAAGGGCGAAAGTAGCAGGAGTTCCTGAGGTTGCGTCACCATCTGGTTCAGTCAAACCAACGAGCAATGCCTTTGTGTACTGACGGTCAGCACCCGGAACAGCAATGTCACAGTCAAAGACATGGACATCAATGTCGTAGCGTACGCGTCCTACTACTTGGCGCAAAGCCTGAATTTTCTGCATGAAAGCCGAATCAGTAGACACATAACCAGTCAAGGTAATGTCACCAATTTCCATCGGAGCACAGAGTGTTTCCGAGAACAAGTCACCACCGTGGTAAACCTTTTCTACCGAGGCAGTAATTTCTCCACCAGAAATCTGTGTGAAATAGTCTGGAAAGGTAGGGAGGTTTGAGGTGGTGTCAGTTGGCGTAATCTTGCCAACGATTTGTCGTTGCGTAGCAAGATTCTTGAAAAGTGTTGGACGAGCCATTTATTCCTCCGTTATGCCAAAGCAGTTGTTAGATTTGACTTGATAAGATCAACTTCGATTTTGTCACCAACAGTTGAGCAACGAACACCAATTCGTGCCTGTACTGTTCCTGTTTCAAGTGTGGCAACAGGGTTCAAAGAAGCGTCGCATTTGATTGTGTATCCGTAGTCAACACGACGACCAGTCGCGTCAAATCCTTCGTACAAACCGCCACCAATTCGGATAGGTTCAAGTACTGATTGGATTGAGTTGATGATATTTGCGAACAATGTTGAACGACCATCGATTGTTGAGAAGACGAGGTCTTCCAAACGACCATTTGCCTGAGTCACGATGTAGTTAATCGTGTCACGAGCGGTGATGAAACGCCACTGTGCGACAACGCTTGAGTGTGAACGGGCACCATAGATGCGGACACGACCATTGATGAGACGAATTGGGTTCACATAAGACGCATCCATGAGGTCGCCTTCTGAACGACTTACTGGAAGAGTCAAACCTGAAACAAACTTTGCTTCTGATGCAATACCTGCGTAAGCCTTCCATGGACCAGTTGAGTTATGTGTACGGGAACGAACAGCCGCCACATATGCTTCTGGTGGGATGTCCACAGTTACGGTGTTGTTAGGAATCTGAACCCAAGGATGGTAGAAAGCCATGTATTCGTGGGATGTTGTTCCTGTGTATCCAGTTGATGCTGAACGAGCATCAGAAAGAGAAGCAGTTGACACAAAGCCACACAACGCAATTCGGTTATACAAAGCGGCATGTGTGCGGAGCGCATCGTAAAGAGCCGCATCGCTTGAGCCTGTTGCAACACCCGGTGCGGCTACAGCGCCAGCACCAAGTTCTTCAGTGAAGAGTGCAATTGCGCTAATGAAATCTGATTTAGCAACAGTTCCATCTGAACCGTTTGAAGGCGATGTCGCGGAGGCTGTTGCCAATAGTTGTGACGCCACTGCTGATGCAGTTAGTGCCGCTGTGAAGTAATACCGTGCTGTTGTGCTTGCGTTTACTGCGGTAATGCATTCCGTAAGACTTGTAAAACCAGTTCCCGAGAAGACCTGTGTTCCACTGTAGGTAACAGTTAGGTCAAATGATGTGGTGTTGTTTGTTGCAACGAACGAAAGGTTGTTCGCCCAAGCACCTTTACCAATGGCTGTGAAGGTAATTCCAGGACCAGTTGATGTTGAAGTAGTGAGCGCTTTTGTTCCAGCAACACCAGCAGCAGCGGAGACGCGAACAAAATACATGTTCACTCCGCCTTCTTCAAAGAATGTCTTTGTTGAATACCATGAGTACGAGCCTGTTACATGGGCACCAAACTTGGTTTCAAAGTCTTCAAGCGAGGTCACCTGTGTTGCCACGGTGTTGGTTCCGCGCTCGGAAGTGCCAAGAAGGAAGAACGTAGCCGCAGGGGCGGTTCCGGTATTGATTGCGCCTGTGCGAACTGCGGTTGTAATTGTTACGCCAGCCATCTAGCACCCTCCATTTGGGTCGAAGAAATTTCTTTAAAACGAGTATACATTACTTAAACAGCCTCAACTGAAACAGTCTCAACTGAAACATCATTATTTGACGACTTAATTTCATCTGCATCATTTTTATTAACCGTATTATCCACAACAGGTTGATCTTCTGTGCTGGTGGATGATGGGTTCGTTACTGTTGAAGACCGCTTTTTTTTTGCGTTTTCAGCAGGTGTAACGGTTTCCGAAGGACTTAAAGTGGTTTCTCCCTCAACAAGGATGAGTAAACCCTTTTCAATCAAGGAAATAATCTCAGGGGTTTCTTCAACCCAAGCGGTTGTTTCGCCTGTCAGAAGGTGACCTTCTGTGCTTACATCCAAATATCCCTTTGTAGCGTTCCATACCTTGAGTAAGCCAGACGCATTTGTTCCGTCATAAATTGGTTCCATTAGTATTCCTCTGCTGTGTTTCGCATGTTGTAGCCCTCTACGTTGTAGCCAGTTATAGGGGCAACCTGATCTCGATATATAACTTCGTTCAATATTAAATCATAGCCTAAATATGACCCTGCTAATACACGGTCACCTTTTATCAGAGTTAAGTCAGAAAACTCTTCCCTAAGTGATGATTCGTCAATCAAAATATCAGCATTGGTTTCTATGTCGTACCTTTTAAGACATGGTTTATCCATCAACGATGACCGTAGAACAGTTGTCAACCTATCTCGCATAAGCGTGACGGCTTCAGAACCCTCGGTTTTAGTCCAAACATAAGTTCTCATGCTGTATGTCACGCGATAAAGAGGGTCGCCCTGTCTACCTTGCATCATTCGTTCAAACGGAGAGGTTCCTATGCAGACCGTAATAATTGTCGGCCAGTGGTCAAGGGCGATTGGTTCGTAAGTTAGGAAGAATTCGGGCGTAGGCAACTCTTTGGAGTCAAGATTCCAGCCAGAACGGTAACGATTTATTCTGCTAGGCAAATCAGCAGTCAGATATTGGTTTACATAGTATTTCGCCCATTGAGCACCATGCATAAGTTCAGTGTCTTGTGTGGTCACAATTAATCCTTAAACACCCAAACTACCATTGACGACATGTCTTGCCGACAATATGGCTAAACGCTGAGCAAAACCAGCAGGCTCGTAAACAAGTTTGCGCTTTGCCATCTTTGTCGTTCCGTACTGATGAAATTTTGCGTACTCAACATCTGTACCGAAGGTTGCTTTTGTAAAACCAATAGAGTTAACAGGACCGTCAAGACTACGGAGGGAATTAAAGAGTTTTCCGCTTCTTATCATCGTTGGTCTGCCGGGGAAATTCACCGATTTCCAAGCCGAATATGCAGGACTGAGAGGAGACCAGCCTCCAACGGGGAGACCGTTTGAGGTAAAGTTCGCGGCGTTCATTAAGCCAAGTTCTCTTTTAGCCCATCTAAATACGGGTTTAAAATCCAAGGAACGCCGTTCCATGCTTTTCATTAACTTGATTGCGGCGCGAGCGTCAACCTTTATCGTTATTTTCAAGTTAGAAGCCATCGGCTAGGAAATCCTGTTTCTACGATAGCGCTTGACAGCATTCAATTCTTTTTCCAAGAAGCCTGTTTCAAGTGGAGCGACATTTCTTGACTCTAGGTCTTTAATACCAACAACGTCGTCATGCATGTTCTGCATTTCCCTAGTCGCCGCCCTGAGAATCATGAGTTTAAACATTGGAGTATTCCCGCCAGCGAGACCAGCGGTGTAGGTGACGGTTACGACATCGTTGGCAAAACCACGATAAAAGTCAATTCCAAACTTTCTTACGGTGTAATCAACACCTGATGCGACTGCTGTGCCAGTTTGGGCAAAGGTTCCCGCAGTAAGTCCACTCTGAGTCACTGTAAAGGTGTTGGTGGCAACAGAAGTAATAATTTTGGACGCAAGGTTTAAAGCAGAAGTGCTCAAACCAGTTACCGTAATGTTTTGTCCAACAGTAAAGCCGTGGTTAGCCGCGGTATATGTAACTGTTGTGCTTGCGACAGTTACCGAAGTGACCGTTGCCGTTCTTTTGATGGCTTCCCCGAGAACACGGTTTGTTTCTGAAAGGTTCGTCACAGTGACGCTCTGAACGGAAACAACTGGTGAGTTATTGAAATAAATCGTTGGTGGCGGCGTTCCGTAAGTAATAAGTCCAACAGGGTCTACATCTGAAGCCTGATAGAAATCATTAAAAATCGTTGAGCCCATAGGTAGACCCGTATGGTCTGATTCAAGGACATATTTTTCCGTAAAAGAAGCAACCTCTATAGGTCGGCGAAGAAATGTTTCAAGTTCGCTTTGAAGTCCGTCAAGCACAAATTGAGCAGCGTCTTCTTGTCTGTTGGAAAAACTAATGTCCATGTAAGTCTTTAGATCGGAAACCGTCACCAAAGCCATTGGCTACCTCCGATTATCGGCTACGACGAGTACGATTTCTTTCAAGCCTGTTAGCAAGACCTCTAGCGGCACGGGCAAGAGCGCCACGAACACCACCACGACGACGAGCATTTCCACCAGTACCACGAGGGGTTACTGTACGAGGATTGCCTGCATTACGACCCGCACGACCTGCACCCCTTGCTGTTCGTTCCGCGGCTCGTCCACGACGGGCTGCGTTACCCGCTCCTGCTACAGCGCCACGGCGTTGCCGTCTAGCGGCGTTAAGTTCAGCCTGACGACGGCGATAATAGCGAGCATTTCCCGGAACATTCCGACCACCTTGTCGGCGAGGACGGCGAACAAAACGGGCACGTCGAACAACATTGCCAGCAGTATCCACATCTGTGCGGAACTCAACATCTTCAGTGCTTCTTGGTCGTGGCATCAGTATTCTCCTGAAAGGGGTACTTGGAATTTTACCACATACTGACTATTTGCATTCCCTAACGGTCAGCGTTTGGAGGGCGTTCAATCAGAACAGTGTCCTCAACAACAGGTTTTGGCACCTCAATCGGAACCCAAGCACGAGAATATTCGTATTTCTGCCAGTTTTTCTTCTTCAAAAGACCATCCGACATAAGCAAATCAACTTCGTCATCATGCATTAAGAATAGGTTTCCCAAATCATCTTCTTCGTACCTGCCTGATGCAACAATTCTTTTAACTAATTTACTTAGACCGTATGAATTAACAGAACCACGCGCCCTATTTAAGCGAACATGCATCACCATTGCTTCAATTTCGTCAACATCCTGATAAATGACAGGAATCTTGTCACCATACTTTTTTAAAAACTTCTCGTCATCTATGGATATCAGATATCTCTGATAGCCGTCAATAATTGTTTTATCTGAGAGCCTGACAACTAGTGGTTGTAGCCAACCATGTTCAATTAGAGAAAGTTTAAGAAGCATTTTCTCTGGTCTTAAAATGCTTGTAGAACCCCACTTGGGGATTTTCAAGACTTTATTTTTAACCTCAGTTAATTCCATAAATTCTCCTCATGTTAGTAATCTTCGCCAGCCTCTATCGCCTTCAAGCGCATCGTGTGTGCTCTTGTTTTCGGTCCGACGGGAGTTGGTGTTGACTGATGAAACTCGTTCAGTAGCAGTGTCCTAATCAAGTATTCAAGAGGGAAACCGTATGGGTCTACAACTCTTTTTTTCCTGAAAGCAGAAGCGAACTTCAATGCATCCAATCGCATTCCGGGAGTCAGCATGTGGTCATCAATACATTGAGACACACCATCCCAACCCATAGACGAATAGTTTAGAATCAAACTCTCAATATCAAAGTCAGCCCAATATCTCCGTTGAGCATCTATTTGAGGAAAACAGCGAACCAACTGGTCGTAAAACTCTGGCTCAGTAGCAACAACATCGCCAATGCGTCTAATTGCAACAGAATGTAAAGGAATTCCAACACGACTGTTGCTACCTGTCAATTCTGCCAAATCATAATATTCGCAATATTCAGCCTTATGTTCATCAATAATAAACTTCATGACATCTTCGGTTGTCCAGTCGTAAATGACTTTGGCAAATTTAAGAGGTATTGATTTCTGTAAAAGAAAAGGTGAAACAATGTAGTTTTCATGAAGTTTCTGTACGCACGACCTGTACCTGACCATTGACTCGTTGGCACGGACACCCATAACGAATGCGGTTCTGCCCTTCTTGCCCTGCATCGTGTAGTAGTCAACAAGATTAGGACAGGGTTTTGACGGGTCTAAACCAAAGTGTTCTGCCTTGATAGCCCACTCGGGCATTTCACGAACTAAACGACCTTCAGCCTTTCTTTGTGGAGACCAAAGCAAAACATACTCACGCCGACCAAGAACCCATATTTCTTGACCTGATGGAAGGCAGTACCATTCCATGTCAACCCAATCGTAATTCCTGACTTTTTCAACAAAAGACACAACCGTAGGGCTAACCATTTCTTCGTCACGAAAAATAACTTTTACTTTTCCGAGGTTTCGCTCTTCGTGGATTTCTTTTGCAAGGTAGATAATCGCTGTACTGTCTTTACCACCAGAAAATTGGTAGCAAACAGTGTCAAAGGTGTCGTATACATGACGCAACCGTTCACGAGCGGCGTCAACACAAGAAATGTCAAGAAATAGTCTTTGCCTAGTCACTATTCTACTTAATCTTCAAAATCACCGAAGACATTATCTTGGGTCAATCCTTCAAATTCCCACCTGCCGTCAAGCGTTGCGTAGAGAGCCTCGTCAATGCGGGTAGTTTCCATTTCGAAGTCTTCCATGAGTGACCACCATTTGCGGATAGCCCTACGGTAAAAGTCTTCTGCATTTTGCGAAGAACCATCGCTAGGGGACAAAGCGTTTAATCTTGATACTTCATCAAGTTTCGCTTTGACAAAAAAATCAAATCGTTCAATTTTTGACCTACGAGCAGTGAAATTGGCTGATGTTTCAGCAATTAGGGCGGTTCCTTCTTCACCCAAATGTTCAAATTCTTTGAGTTTTAATGTCTCGTAGGAATTAATTTGTTTTATCTGTTCCTGAAGATTTGAATCTAGGTACTCAAGAGCCCTTCTCCATCTTGTGATGTTTTCAGGCAACTGAAGATATTTTTTTTGGGCTTCGGTTGATTTATTTTTTACATCGTCAGCAACTAGGCGTGCGAATGATTCGTCGTTCATTTGTTCTTCTTACTCCATGCAGGGCATATAGGTTTATAGTGGCACCATCCACACAAGACTCCGACCTTAGTTTCAAAGACCTCGGTTTCACATCTTGCATCTATGGCATTTCTTGTCTCAACTAACATGTTAGTTATTCTTGTGACATCTTCTTTTGTCGGGTTTTTGGTCAATTTAACGCTATCTTTGATGTACAGCAATTCCAATGTCCCAATATCTTTGTCTTCTATCTCTGACAAAATAATCGCATAAATTAAGAGTTGGTCAAATTTGTCGTCACGGAATCGTGGCTGAGGAACCTTGCCAGTCTTGTAATCGCCAATGTTTATCTTGCCGTCAGCAACAGCCCACCTATCAATAAATCCTTTTATCTTCACACCGCTTACAGCATGATTGAGTTCGGTTTCAATTCCATCAAATTCAATGGTCTGCGATGATTCCATACCCATAAGGTTCTCTACGCAGTAACGCGCACGCAACCTAAACTGAGAAATGCTTTCTGTTTTACCGTGGTAGATATCCACAACATCTTGGGCGTAATCTTCCCATATGTTTCTGAAAAGTGTTCTTGCGCTCAGAACATTTCGCTCACTTGCGTCAAGGCGATAAAATTCCTCAAGGATGGAGTGAACATAATTACCTAGAAGCGTGTGTTCTGTTGGCGGTTCCTTGATTCCATCAATTCGGGAAAGTTTGTACTTCAACGGACATTGATGAAATGTGCCTATGGAACTTGGTGAAAGATATTCGGGAGCGGTAAGCAAATTAGTCAAGGTCTCTGCGAGAAGGCATTTCAGTACTCTTCTGCTTTTTGACAGGAGGTGTTTCCACGACTGTCGCGCCGGGGAAACTGTACGAAACAATTTCAGCAATCAAGATGTCAAGTTCTTCTTCTGTGAACTCTGATGGCTTTGGAACTGGTCGTCCACCACCATAATGACCCCAAAAATCTTTAATCTTTGCTTTGTATTCGTCATTTCCCTCAAGTAGAGACTTGAACTGTGTGTACTTTGGAGAAACGGTAGGAGCAGGAAGGGCAACTGGTGCGTCAAGTACCTGCTCAATTTCCATTGCTTCATAAGACCGTGCAAGATACAACCCGATACCAAGTGTTTGAACCGCTTTCTTCAAAGCGTCTGAAACGGCACCCTTGACTTCGTCTCCAATGTCAACAGGCTCTCCCTGTTTGGTCAACTTGATTTTCTGCCCGCCGACACCTTCTCTAGTGACAGTATTTCCCAAAATGGTTGCTGTTACTGATACATGAGCAACGATTGATGTTCCTACCTGTTCCCAACCTTTGACAATGAAAGACCAGTTTTCTACACCGATGATTTTATTCATCCGAGTAATAACTTCACTAATAGGGATATAGACCAAACTTGCACCACCTTTATTGAGGCGCTTCTCCATCTCGGGGGGAAATTGTTCGGTTAGTTGTTGGTAAATATCGTTCATTAGATTTTTTCCTTTCGCACGATAATGCTTGTTTTTAGTTCTCCGACTTCACAGAACTGGTCTGCGTTTATGCCTAGTTTTGACAACTCTTTAACACGCCAATAAGAGGGCTGAACATAATCAAGAAGTTTCATGGCAATTTCTTCATCAGACATTGTCACTTCACCCGTATCCATGTCAACGGAAAGGTCACGCAATCTACGCAAGACTTCAGAAGCAATATCTTCGTGCCTCCATCCCTTGCGGTCAAATGCAGACTTCTTTTCAATCAATTGACCATTAGAAGACTGATACTCGGAAAGTTCAATTTTCTCAGCAAAAAGATTGGAAAACTGGGTAAATATAGACGAAATGTCGCCCTTTATGGCGTGAAGCAAAACAAGTGTGTCGCACCATAATTGCTCATCATCCTGCTCTAGGTTCTGTAAAGCCTTATCGCCAATGGCAATCATTGCTTTACGGAATTCAATAAGTTCTAATAGGTCTTTGGATTCCACATTTCCTCTTTCAGGAACTAGGTTTAGTTCACACGATGATAACGGCTTTCCTTCGTTGAGGCAACCCCAATCCAGTCAAAAATGTGAAGGCTCCGACGGCAGAGTCAACTTGGTCGTCATGGGTGCAAGCCTCTGGGAAGGACGAGACTTCGTCCAACCAATCGGTAATCCATTTTCCTCTCACTAAGCGAACATTGCCGTTAGCAACAGCGGCTGCGAATGGTCTCGCTCTTGTTTCCTTGTCTCCAGATGAACGGATACCCTGTAAATCCCAACCCGGCACTACATATCGTGCATATTGGTCAATAAGTGCCTTACCTGAAGAGCCCGGCTCTTGCTCCATACGGATAGTTACACCTTTTCCGTCCTCTTGGGCTGTTTGATGGATAAATGCTTCAACTTTGTCTGATTTCGCTCTTATTTTACGAACATCCATGATGTAGGCGATTCCTTGGTCAAAAAGCATCAAGGTTCCTACCGTCCAGTCAGGGTCGGTATTTCCTGAATGAGGCTCCGTTGCCGCCAAGTCCCAATATCTGACTGCCCTAGCGCTACTTGTGATTTCGGGAACATCCGAACCGTCAATAATAGGGAAATCGGTTCTATCAAACAATGTTCCAAGAGTGGTTGCCCACCAGTCGCCCATTTCAAGCCTTCTGCGCTCTACAGGGTCAAGAACAGATAACGCCTGACGGTACGATTCTGCGTCAATTCCGGGGTTGTCAGTTAAAAATGATGGTACAAAAAATCTCTGCTCATTTTTGCCTTCAACAATAAATCGCTGTCTAACCCAATTAGGGGCAGGGTTGGAGGCTGAACGCATCCTCAAAGGGACTTTGGACAAAGGTCCACTCGCAGGACGGCGCAAACGGGAGAACATGTACCTGTAGTCCGATTCACGGATTTCGGTTACCTCATCCATTCCAATGAATTGAAATTCAGAACCTTTATAACGTAAGTAATCATTAGTATTATTTAAATATCCAAAGGAAACTCTTGCACCTGACGGGAAAGTGGCGACATAACTGTTGGCGTTCCAATGAACATCATCATACGCCGACACCCAAGTGCGGAAACGATCCATGAGTGCACCCGGCAGGGAAAGGTCGGCATAGGTGCGACGGAAAAGAATCGCTGAATAGTTTGGAACATCCACATACTGCAACGCCGCCATCAATAGCGCACTGCTTTTGCCTCCACCTGCGGCACCACCGAATAAACCCTCAAGCGAGTAACTACGCAAAAAAACTTTCTGCGTCAGAGAAGCCTCTTCAGGGCAGAAGAGTGACTCCTTCGGTTGGAGGTAATCATAAATTTTATCCCAGTCAGCCATCAGTCCTCGTAAATATCGGTACATACATAATGTAGTATTAAAGAGGTCTCTCATTTGCTAAGGTGATGGTCTCAATGGACATTTTCCGAAAATTTAAATATTCCCTTACCCGCCCCAACCTTGCAAACTGTTTGATGGTTTTATTCGTCACAGGAATTTCGATAGGTACGGGTCTCATTTTCCCACCAGCAGGCATAATTGCCTTCGGAGTAACCTGTGGAATCTATGGTTACCTGTTGGGATCTGAATAATGGCTTGGAATAGCGACAATAATAAAGATCTAAGAAACAGTGCTGAAAAAGCAATGTCCAACCCCGGTGCTCCTGTCGCTTTTGACATGGGACGAGTTGGTAAACCATATAAAGATGGATGGGATATTGACCGCGCATACCGAGAAGGTATGCAAAAAGTTACTTGGGTATTCCGTTGCATAGACGCAATTGCAGGAAACCAAGCACGACTTCCTGTCATTCTGCGAAAAGGTAACGACCAGCGCGGAGAACAAACAAAAGACAACGAATCGCTACTTGAGATTTTCAATTCAAAGTCAAACGACGGTGAAAACTCTTTCGCTTTCAGATACAGAATTTCTGCTCAATTGTTGATGAGCACGCGAGGAGTGTTTATTGAAAAGGTTCGCTCCCGAGACGGAAAAATAATTGCGTTGCAACTTCTTCCGCCACAGTACACAGCACCAATTCCTGACAGCAAGAAATTTGTTCAAGGCTTTGAAGTTGACATGCGCAACGGAACGAAGTTTGTCCTAAAGCCAGAAGATGTTTGTTGGATACGACGCCCACACCCATTAGACCCGTATCTCTCAATGACTCCTATGGAATCCGCTGGTATTGCAATTGAATTAGAGAACTTGTCTAAACTCTATAACCGTAACTACCTCATCAATGATGGTCGTCCGGGTGGACTACTTGTGGTTCGTGGTGACATGGAAGACGATGACAAGCAGGAACTGAAGAACCGATTCCGTGGAAACCTTTCTCGTGCTGGCTCAACAACCGTCCTTGCTTCATCAGATGGCGTTGACTACATAGATACTTCTGCTTCACCAAGAGATGCCGCGTACACCCAAATGCGTGAACTTCAAAAGAACGAAATCTTTGCGGCTTTTGGTGTTCCTGAGTCGGTCATTGGTAACGCATCAGGAAGAACATTCTCAAATGCGTCAGAAGAGTTGCGTGTCTTTTGGATGGAGACAATGGCTCCTCATCTTCATACTCTTGCGCGAGCATTTGATGAACTTGACGAAAAGTATTATGTTGATTTTGATACGGAAGACATTCCCATTCTCATTCTTGCAAAGCAGGAACGCGAACGCTATGTGATGGACGAATTCCAACAAGGTCTTATCAGTCTCAACGAATACAGAACCGCCACAGGTCGCAAGAAGGTTGAATCTGAACTTGCAGACAGTCTTTTGTCCAATCCGAACCTCACCCCTATTGCCAACACTGAGAAGGCTTTCAAGCCTGAAGAACAACAGCCTGTTGATATGGCTGGTGTTGACCCGAATGCCATGCCTCAAGGCTTACCTCCACAGGAAGGCGCAATGCAGGTTCCACCTCCTGCGCCACCAACAGAGATACAGATTCCTGACACTCAAGCAGGGGTCGCTCCTGAAACAGCAACACTGACACCTGACCAACAGTTATCAGAGTTTGAAAAGATTCAGCAAGAAATGCAGTTGAAGTTCGTACAGGAACTTGAAACTAAAGCAGACGCAGATACCGACAGATGGACTGAAATACTTGACCGTGCTCTTGAGCGTGTGTTTGAAAGACAACAGCGTGTTGTTATGGAGAAGGCTTTTGGCAAGCGTGGACTAAAAGCGCTATCCACGGGAATTCTTACCGTAGATATGGTTTTTGACCAAGAGGTTTGGAACAAACAACTTGCCGACGACCTAGAACCAATCATTTTGGCAATCTATACAGAGGCTAAAGAATATGTTGCTTCTAGAACAAGTAGCAATGTGGTCATGGAACCACAAGAAGTTGAAAAACTCGCCCAACAGCAGGTTGAGAGAATGCAAATGGCTAATGCTTCTACCGCCGAAGAAATTGGAGCGGCTATAGCCGTTGCGTTGATGGAAGAAAGCGAAGAAGAGCGTTCTGTTCTTCTGCGTCTTGCGCTAATAGCAATCTTCCTCAAACTTCTTTCCAAGCGTCGCAGGGATATTGCTGAACATGAGGCTCAGGCTTCATACAACGGCGGAGTGTTCTTGGCTGGTAAAGAAAACAATGTTGGCTTGACGAAGACTTGGATTACACGAAAAGATTCCCGCGTTCGCAGTACTCATAAGACATTAGAGGGCAATACGGTTGATTTTAGTGACGGATTCTTGGTTGACGGTACGGTTTTGCGCTTTCCGGGTGACCCTTTAGCACCACCTGCTCTCACATTTAACTGTCGTTGCCGTTTGCGTTTCGGCTTCAATAAAGAGTAGTTTCAGTAAAACAAGCCCATTATACTTAAAGTGTTCCTTTTTTGGGGCTCCAAATAGTTTATTGTTAAATAAACAACTTTTCATCGGAGCACCATGCCAAACACCGCAGTAGATTCTCAGCAATACAAAGCACTCCAAGGTCAATTCAATATTGACGAAGCGCTTGGTGTCGTTGAATGCTTCGTTGCAGGCATTGGAAACAAGGACAGCGTTGGCGACATCATCGTGCCGGGCGCATTCACCGAGAGCCTTAAAAGGCGTAAACCTCGCGTCGTTTGGGGTCACAACTGGAATGAACCAATCGGAAAAGTACTTGAAATGTACGAAGTTCCACCGTCTGACCCACGACTTCCAATCAAAATGCGTGCCGCTGGCATTGGTGGACTTTACGCAAAAGTTCAATTTAACCTTAAATCCGAGCGAGGACGTCAGGCTTTCGCAGATGTTGCCTTCTTTGGCGAAGAGCAAGAGTGGTCAATTGGCTACAAAACCCTTGATGCAGATTTTGACCCACAACGCCAAGCAAATGTCCTCAAAAAAGTTGAACTATATGAGGCAAGTCCTGTTCTTCACGGCGCAAATCAACTTACAGGCACAATCTCAATTAAGTCCTTTGAAGGAAACGACTCAAAAGGTCAGATGCGTGACGAAAACGGCAACATCACCGAAGCGGGTCGTTCACTTCTCGCACGCTTCATGGCAAGCAACATGCAACGCAATAAGCCACAAGAAGAACGAGACGATGAATACGATGATGACGCCGTAGATGCGCCAATGCCATCGCGTAGTCGTCAGGAGAACCTGCCATACGCACTCGCCAAGAAGTTTGGTGGAGCCGTTAAAATAAGGGAATCAGACGCAAATAGCGTGATTTTTGACCACCGTGTAGAGGGTCAAGGCATCATGACGATGCGTGTTTCCTACCATTTTGACAACAATCAATTCATGTTTGGTGACGCAACACGAGTAAAGCCACAAACCGTTTATGTCAACGCAGATTCAGACAATGTTCCTAGCGGTTCAGACGCTGAGCGACGCTACGAAGACCGTTACCGCCTTGACGCTGACCCACAAGTCCCCATGGGTGTTAAGCCAAAATCACCAGAAAAAGCAGACCCCCTTGGTGGAATCATTCCGCAAGAAATCGTCACTGCGCGAACCCGTGGATACGGACCTCGCCGTGGCAACCTTGAACAACTCCTCCGTTACTGGCGTCCAATTATGCGCAAACCCGGCGGATTCCGCCGTTGTCGCGTGATTCTCGCCAACCACCCTGAACTTTACCCGTTGAACAACATCTGCGCATGGTTGCATCACGAAACCACTGGTCTCTGGCCGAAC